CTGTAGAGGTTTCGTCGATGGTGCTGTCGTAGGCGACAAAGCCGCCCCAACCGCTGTCCCCCCATGCGCCGTCACCCCACCCGGCCATGTTAAGCCGCCAAGCTGAATGTGTAAGTCACAGACAAAGTATCGCTGTTTACCACAGAGCGGTCACCGGGTGAACCAAAGTCAGCCGCAGAGAACAATGTTCCTGTTGTGCCACCCTTAGTGTTTTCGCTTGTCAAAAACGCGCCGCCAACAGTTGTTGTGCCGTTAATGTTAAACACGGCTGGTGAAGCTGTATTAGTTACCACGGATGGATTGGCAGTTGTAGCGGTTACAAACGTAGCAGTCACACGGTTAGCATTGCTGTAAGCAGTAACTTCTGTCCAACCAGCATGGGAAGCCATTGTGTCGCCCGCCGCAGGTGTATTAGAAGCGCCAGCGCCGTACAACCCAAGATACCAAGTGGTAATCTGGCTCACTGAGGTCAAAGCACTGCCCGCCATATATTGGAGGCCAACGTTGACCACCAAGTTCTTAGACTCAGCAGACCACTTCAAGTTGCCATCTTTGTCATGGCATTTGATTTCAAATACGCCGGTCGCTTTTGCGTCCTCACCGGCTTTGGTGTTACAAGTCAGGCCACTAGAAACAACGTCAGTGGCTTTGGTTTTCTCAATAGTCATGATGACTCCTTAGTTAGAACTACGAATTAAAGCAGAAGATGCCGTGTTAGCGGGCATCACGATAGTAAAATTACTCGATGTTTTGTCAGACCCAAAATCCAATACTGCAATAGATTTATTTGCCTGAGTAACATTGTAAATCAACGCACAACGAGCTGTCACCGAGGCGTTGAACACAGCGTCATTAAAGTTCACAAAGGCTGTGTACCCATCAGAGCTGATTGTGACCCCGGATAAGGCTACGCCGCCCGGCGTGTACCCACCACCACTTACCTCGTTGGTTGCACTGTACGCGGTTGTAGATTCGTTTAAATTGGCATTAGCCGTATACAAAGCAACCTTTAAGGTATTTGAAGACAGGTTGTGAACACCTGTATAAAGCTCCAGTTTAAAGCTAGTAGTCTGGGTTTGAAGAATGTTACTCACGATACTGCCACCCTAATTTGACCATCACGATAAGCGTCAGCGCGTTGTTTACCATCACCCAAATTCTTGAGAAGCGCCATAGCTTGAACGTACCGTTCTTGGTACAGCTTGTACATGCCGTCTTCTGGTGCGCTCTTCATGTAAGTTCCAGCCTCAGACAGAGTGCCGTACAACAATGCAGAATCAAAATTGTCACCTAACCACGAAGTATTAGCAGTAACAATAGACTCAGGTATGTAGAAATAGTGCAGTTCTGCGGTGTACCCTGAATTAGGTGTTGGGCCAACAATGAACGTAAGTTCAGTTTCATTGTCCGAGCGAGGGCCAAAGATAGCGTAGTGTTTAGGCTCAGAAGCTACCGCGCTCAATGGATACGCCTCACGAACGAAGTTCACGTCCTTGTTTAGGAGGTACAGGTAATCACCCTGAAAGACTACAGCACCATTTACCGTTCCGCTGTTTGCCACTGTCAGAGTAATTGTTGTACCGCTGATGCTACGCACTAAAGCGTTAGCTCCAATGTTTGAACCCGTTACCTGCTGACCCACAGCAATACCTGTTGTGCTCGCTACCACGATGGTTTTAAGCCCAGATGTACCCGTAGCAGTTGTTGAGTTGTACGGGTATATGGCAAGGCTGTATACCGACAGGAAGTCCGGAGGACACTGCAAGTATTTATTACCAGTAGTTAGTACACCCGTGACATTCTTACGCAAGTTAGCAATCTGCACCGTGTTATAGATGCGCTGCTCCGCCTGCTTAATCATTGTATTGATCGTAGTCGTGTCAAACGTGTTCTGCGTGTAGTCCTGTACCGCAGCCACGAGTTGGGCGTATGTCATTGCCATAGTTTATGCCATTGGGCCGCGAGCCATCAAACCTTTGGTAGCCGCGCCAGTACCGCGTACCTTAATACCGGATGTTTTAGCGGCTGGCTGTGGACGGCGAGAGATGTTGCCTACAGACATATTGACTGTATTTGCATCACTGTGGTCAGGGCCAGAACCGGGGTTGTCAGTAGCTTTGACAGCTTTGCCAGACATCGTGTGTGGTTTGGCATAGACTTTGGCATCGCCAACTTCTTTACCCATCAGTTTTTTGCTGTATGTAGCCATGATTAGCCTCGTTTCTGGTTGGCAATTTTTGCCAAGTTACGACCCATAGTCTTCATATCGGCATTGGTTTTACCCTTACCTTTGCCTTTACCGCCGTGCATCATGCCAGCAGTAGGGCCGCTATCACCTAAATTTTTACCTTCGGTTTTACCTTTTTTAGCAATACCGTCGGCTGATTTTCTAAATGCCATTTTAATCTCCTTAACTAACCGTTACTGTACCAACAAATGTCGTTGCCACCAAGTAGTTTGGTGTCAATTCATTATCAAAAAATCTAGACCCACCAACTGGAGCCCAGCCCCACTGAATGTCTCGTGAACCACCTGACAAGTTGCCGTTAAAGTTAACACCAGAAGTTACATACGTTGTATCCCTACGTGGGTTACGCAAAGCTTGTGGGTCATCTACTGGAAACGTACCTAACATCAACTGTGGCTGATCTGGATCCCAACACTCAGGGCAAACCAACAACTCATACTTACGCTGTTTAATGATTTCAGTCTTAAGTTGTTTTAACCTAAATTGCTGACCACAGCGATCACATTCAGCAATCGCTATTTTGCCGGATGCGTACCGATTACCCATTAGTAACCCCCGCCACTTCCAATAAACATTGGCCTAGGAACAAGTCGAAGTGGAGCTTTCTCTCGGTCTTCACCAGCGGCAATCTCAAAAGTTTCATCGTAAATCTGTTTAAGCATCTGAATGCGGGGCATCAATTCAGGTACTTTGATTGCAATGTGATACGCCAAACCAGCTACAAGGCACGGTAAAAAACGAAAGTTCATGTCGGCGGTCTCAACACCAGCGCCAGCGTCTTGCACTCTACGCAGTCGGTAGTACACAAACTGATATGGTGTGCTGTTATCCGGTGTAGGCCAAACTGTTACTGCTGGCAACTGGGGTACAAACACCGCAACGCCATCTGCTTGGGCCGCTGCTGTTGTATTGTTTTGGCCACGGAATACGCCACCAAGGGTATTCCCTGATACGTATGTGTAGTAAATATCTTCTGTGCCAAGGCGAATAAAACCAGAGCCAGCCAAACCCACTATGGTGTTAAGCGTTATTGTGGTGTCCGTCGCCGTAATTGCGCCCACCAAGACCGAATTGGTTGGGTTAGTTTCCCCAGAAAGGCGCTGAATCCAGACTTGAATTGGGCGAGCTTGGCTAAGCTTGTTTGGAATAGTTGCATAAGTAGAGACGCTAATGCGTGAAATGGTTAAGTCGGCTTGCGTAGAAGCAGTGTTAGATCCAGTACGGATTACATGTTCTAGAAGGTCAATGGTGTCAGTCGGCAGTGCATACGTGGCTAAACCGGGGGTCAAGTTAATGATCCCCTGCTCCATCGTCCACATGTTGATGCCTTTGTTCTGCCACTCAACAGTCATTAGGTTCATTGAGCGACGTGCTGTACGCAGGTCATAACCAGAACGCATCTCACGGCCAGCCCTCTCCCACGCCTCTTCAGCGATCTCCGTGAAGTCCATGTTAAAGAGGGTTGAGCCGGTAGTAGTCATTGCTTATCCTCTGATTGAACCAAGAAGTTCCATTAGTCTGCGTTGTTCTTCTAACGAACCGCCTCCACCATTTCTAGCAAGCAGTTCCGCAACCAACTTAGCTACGTCACCGCCAGTTCGATCTTTTGAACGTGAAGTTAAGTCTTGTAACAGCTTTCCAAGATCACCGCCTCTTGCCGCAGATTTTGCTATCCCTATGGGCGTTGGCGTTGGAGCAAACCCCGGGTCTTGTGTAAAGTCCATAGGGGGTGATGGGTTGTAGTAATCCACAGGCCGCTGATAAAAACCGGGGTCTGTTGGATACTGTGGGAAAACCTCAGGAGGAGGTACAGGCATTAAGTCATCGTACACAGGAGGAAGTACAGGCATCCTATCATCGTAATTTACTTCGGGCTCGTAAAACCGTGGCTCTTCTTGTGGATCTTCCCGTGAAGGTGGTGGCACGTTTTCTTCTGGGTTATACCCAATCTGAGGGCCATTTGGCACTTTGGTATAGCCTTCTCCGTTCCAAACATAACGATACTCAGATGGATCAAGACCTCTTGTAGCCCTATCCATTGCTGTTTGTTGTTCCGTATAACCAGAAATGGGCTGACCATCGTAGCCAATCTCAGTTAATGTGCCATCAGCCTCTTGACGGTAAGAGGTGCGCGGCCCTTGCGGTTGTTGTGGATAAATTTCGGGCATAACGGGGCGCTCTGGACGGCGTGGCTCTTCATAACGTGGCTCTGGGCGTGGGTCTGGTGTAGGTATCCCTCTTCCACCTTCGCCCGGTCTGTAAGGAATTGGCTCCGGTGGGGTCAGTGCTTGCGGCGTAGGTTGTGACGTTTCAGGTGCGTAATATTTTGACAAGATAGAACCAATTGTATTTTCGTCTATCCCCATACTTAGGAACTGATTTCGCAAATCATTAACAACACCAGCCCCGCCAAACGCATCATACGCACGGCTGTAGTCTGGAGCAGTGCCAGTAACATCACCACCCGCTGCGTATTTACGCATGGCAGAACGCAGGCTCACAGGAGCTTTACGTAGTTGTGTAGAGTTTGTGGCTGCGGCTGCCTTTGGAGCGCCTTTAGAAGCCATTAATTGTTCGTATAGAGATGCCATTATCTGAACCCCGCCGTTTTCTTTGCAATAGTTTTAGGTTGCGCCACAAACTGTTTACCAGATGCTTTACCAGCACGTTTGGCTTTGGTTGTAGCTGCGTATTCTGCTGGGCTTAAAGATTTAATAGCCGCTTCAGGCAAATATCGCTCTCCCGTCTTACTTGACGGTTTACCAGACTTGGTGCGCCATTTCTGGTCACCCCAATCTTTGAGCGATTTTTGAGGAGCTTTCAATCTTTGTACCCCCCGCCAGCTTCTTTATACTTCTTAGCAACAAGTTGTGCTTTACGGGCTGACCATTGGCCTGCGCCTGTACCGTGGGTTGCTGCGGACTTTACCTGAGACACAATTCTCTTACGAAGGCCGGGTTTGGTGTAATTGCCAGCAGCATTAACTTTGCCGCCCTCTTTATACTGAGTAAAGTCAGTATCGTCCCGACGTGCTTTTTTCTTTGCACCGGGCATCTTGCTTGGGGATATGGCTCCCATACCACGGCTTGGCATCATTTTGGATTACCTTTAGTTTTCTTGGCTAAAAACATCTTATCAACCATCTTTATCCGCTGGGGTTTAGTTGTAACTTTGTTAATAATAGCCAGCCGTTTAGGTTCGGCTGCACCATAAAACCCAGCCTTTTTTAAGGACTTAACTACTTTAGCTGCTGGTTTTACGGTTGCCATATCAGCACATCTTTCCGCGTGTTTTACCACGCTTAGCTATACCGTCTGCACGAGTAACACCACCACTGGCTAGCTTTTTGGGCTTACTCACAGATGCGCCGTCCTTGTCTTGCGGAACTCTT